AATGGAAGGAGGCTGGCGTATTGTGGCGAACAACCGTATGTGGCTTAGGTGTAAGATTTGTGGGGAGGCTGTTTTGCTTGCGAAAAATTATGGGGCTTGGTATGCGTGTCATTCTGAGGGGACCTATAACGAGTATTATTTGCGGCATGAAGAATGTATGTTTGGTTCTGATGGGCAGGAAGATTGTGAAGAGTGTTTTGAGTTGGTTTATGAAAGTCAGGCGGGCAACCCTTCTTTTATTTTTACCAGGCGTGCAGAGAAGGGGCGTGTTATTCCGAAGTGGTTAAAGCGGCTATTGTTGCGTTTTTATGATGACATTTAAGGGAGGATGCTGGTTATGGCCTTCGAGAAAACATTGAAAGACACCTTAGAGGGAAAGACGATCGCTGCCGTCAGGTATTCGTGCGACTTGAGCTTATTAGAAATCAAGCTTGAGGATGGGATTACTGTTAGGATGATATTTAGTGTAGCAGATAAAAAGATCGCACTTGTAGTTGAGCAGCTACACAGGGACTATTATGAGATTGATGCTTGAAGCGGACGATTATGTTTAGGGGGGCCACCAATGTCAGATCGCGTTACTATAAATGTTCCGTATACGCCGAATGAGAAGCAATGCTTATTTCATGCGTGTGGCGCGGACGAAGTAGTATACGGTGGGGCAAAAGGTGGCGGGAAGAGCTGTGCTTTGGTTACGGAAGCCTTGGCTTATGGGCTAGAACACCCTGGTGCTACGATGTATTTATTCCGGGAGACCTATAAAGACCTGGAGGAAGTTTTGATCAGGGAGTGGAAAAACCGTGTTCCGCAAGAACTCTATACCTACAATGGCACGAAGCATACTGCTACCCTTGTAAACGGTACGGTAATTTACTTTAGGTTTGTTCGCACCAAGAGTGATGCTGAAAGCTATGATGGCCGCTCTATGGACTGGCTGGGCATAGATGAACTGACCCGGCATGAAGAATCTACGGTCCAGATACTTCTTTCTTGTGTGCGAAGCGCGAAAGGTTTCCCCCCCCGGTTTAGGGGGAGTTGTAACCCTGGTGGGCCTGGGCACAGGTTTGTCAAGAGCCGCTATATTGATCCTACGAACAAGGGCAAGAAGCAATATAAAGATCCAGTAACGGGCAACACGATAGCTTTTATTCCTGCTACGGTTTATGACAATACGGCTTTAATGGAGTTTGACCCGGCTTATGCCCGAAGGTTGGAAAACTTGCCGCCGAAGAAGCGAGCGGCTTACTTGCATGGCGATTGGGACCAGTATGATGGACAGGCTTTTGAAGAGTTTGAACCTGATATCCACGTTGTAGAACCGTTTGAAATACCTGATCATTGGCCGGGATGGTTGGCTGTGGACAATGGGCACTCTGACCCCTTTGCATGGTACTGGTTCCGCGTAGATGAACGCGGGATAGTTTATATTGTTCGTGAGTTTACCCGCGATTATGGCGATTTGAAGCTAACATATTCCCAGCAGGCGAAGCGAGTTTTAGAATTGTCTGCCTATACGAAGATGGGGGAGGGCGGACAGTTATTTGAATACCAGGAACCTATTGTTCCTGTTTATTGTGGTCATGAAGCGTTTGCTTCTCACCCGCTGGCGCCGGATGGGAAAACCATTGCCTGGTGCTATCAACAAGGTGGTTTAGTTGGGGTGCAGCCGATTATACCTGATAAGCGGTTGCGGAAAGCGATCTGGCACGAATACCTTAAACCTATCGAACTGCCCGAACCTGATCCCCATACTGGAAGATCCGTAATCGCGAAGGTGCAGATATTTAAAAACTGCGAAAGGCTTATTGAAACCTTGCCTATGCAGATGGAGGATGAAAACGATCCTGAAAAGGTTGCCGAATCTAATTTTGACCACTGGTACGACGGTGCCGGGTTCGGCCTTGTCGCCTGGCACGTAAACAGGTCCAGACACGTGGAGCTTCCCAAAAAGCAATTGCCTTTTCCGTTACGGAGTAACGATGAAGATAGAGAAGTAGACGCGCTACAAGAGTATCTTTGGAGTTAAAGGGTGTGTTAAAGATGGCTGAAGAAGTTCAGGAAGAAAGGGATCTTGTTGTTCTCGATGATAAGCGCAAGACAAGGATGCTTAAAAACATTGTGGATACTGGCGGGCGGATAACAAAAGCCGCGGAGTTTACCGGAGTAAGCAAGGGGATGCATTATTACTGGTTAAAACATGATCCTGAGTATGCGGCTGCATATGAAATTGCCAAGGAACAGGCCGCGGATGTATTGGAAGCAGAAGTTGTCCGCCGGGCTGTTGAGGGGGTAGAAGAGCCTGTATATTACCAGGGCAAAGTTGTTGGTCATGTTAGGCGCTACAGCGATAACTTGCTTATGTTTATGCTTAAAGGCATGCGGCCCTTTAAATTTCGTGATAATTACAATCCTGCGATGGCAATTAATGCCGGCAACATAAGCGTAAACTTGCAGATACCGCGACCAGAAGAAAAGGTTATTGATGCAGAATTTAAGGAGAAAAAGGTAGGAGGCGGATCGGAATGAAAATTGTTGGCGGTTACGGCAAAAAGGCTTTGGAGCACAACATTATCCAGTATATGGATAACGGTTACAACGAAAAAGACGCGCGGAATATGGCTGTACGGATAGCCCAAAAGTTTTTCTTCAAGAAAAATCCCGGCAAAGAGCTGCCGGAATACTTGAGGTGGTAAAATGCCCTTAAAAAAGGGGTATTCCAAGAAAACTATAGATTGGAATATAGCAGAAATGATTAGAGCGGGCCGTTCCAAGGAACAAGCAGTAGCTGCCGCTTACGATAACGCTCGAAGAGCGTTTAAAAAAAGCAATCCAGGCAAGGCTTTACCTGCACATTTAAGGAGGCGGAAGAAAAATTGAGTCTTACCTTGGTCCTTGTAGGCTTTATTTTATGTGCGTTGGCGTCCTTTTTGGGTGCCTTTTTTGGCGTAAGGAGTCTTTCTGATAATGCAAAACCCTTGAGGATACCAATTTATTCTGACATTGTGGAAGCTGCTGAGAGGAAACGTGATGAAGGCAGTGCCAAAGAGAATCAAAGGCTTCTGAATGAGTACTTTTTTGGCGAAGAAAAGCGAGATGATATGTCATGAAGTTGCAGAGTAGCGATTTGGACAGTATCTTGGGCTTTGTTGAGACCTACCTGGCTGAAGGCATAGACCAAGAAGTAGCTATTTACGCAGGCGTTGCACTGGCCCGCGGCATTTGGAAGCGCGATCATCCCAATACGACAAACATGCCTGATCATCTGAAGCCCGGGAATGTGAAAAAGACTATAAACAAAGCTCTTGCGGAAAGGAGGGCGCATGTTGGCGAAGATGAATCATGATAATCAGCCCTTGAGTGTTCCGCAGGTTAGCGACAGGCACAAAAGGATATCTGATAAAGTCAAAAACATCTATGAGGCAGGCGTAACACATAAGCAGTCCATCGGGTTATTTGAAAAATGCGCTGAATATGACAATTTTTACAACAGCGAACATTGGCCTGCGGCGACTAAAGAAACTAAAAACTTTCCCCGCCCTGTTATAAACAAGTTTGCTTCTATTATCAACCAGAAAGTAGCAGGGGTATTGCATGATTTAGGCGAAATACACTTTTTGCCGGTGGAGCAGGAACAGTTTGTTGACGATGGGCAAGCCCTTAGTTACCATATTGATCCCATTGATTTTGAAGAGCCGCTTGAGAATTATGATATTAGCGCATCGGAAGCACTTTCTCTGGTAGCAAAACATGAATTACAGCGCATGGAGTTTCGCGACTTACTGAGCCGTGAGTGCCTTACAGCTGCCCTGATGGGGACAATGTGCATTTTGTTTACCTGGGACAATACCCTCGTAGGCGGCGGGGCTAATTCGCGTTGGGTGGGCAATGTCGTAGCGCAGGGAATAGACCCGGTAGATATTTATGTTGTGGACCCTAAGCAACACGAGATACAGGAGCAGCCCGGGATTGTTGTTACTGAAAGGAAGCCACTTAGCCAGGTAAAGGATTTTTACGGGCAATTTTCTGATGAAGTAAACTATCTGCAGCCCGATGAACGTAGCCGAGCCCACTTACCTTATTCCCACGAAAGATTTGAATCTGATGAAGCAGACTATGTAGACCTTTACCACTATTGGGCTAAAGAAGCTGTAGAGCATGAGGTTGAAATAGGCGGCGAAAAAGTTAAGCGAATAGGCTACCAGATTAATTATTATGTTGTTTGCCAGGATAGGGTTATTCGGGAAGATAAGGATATAAGCAAATCGGGGTTATATCCTATTGCGTCTATGCAATGGTATCCTAAGAGAAAATCGTTTTACGGAAAACCGGAGTCTGCTGACCAGATTAATAACCAGAAAGAGCTTAACCGTTTAGAAGGCATGGGCTTGCTTTCCATCTACACTACAGGGCTACCCAATGTCCGTTACAAAGAAGGATTTGTTAAAAAAGAAGAAATTCCTGCCGGTGCCGGCGGAATAATTAAAGATACCTCCCAGCTTGGGGTGTGGGCCATAGACTACATGCAGCCGCCACAGGCACCAGCGATTCTGCCTTATTTAAGGGATAGCTTGATTAAGAGTATGGAAGATACGGCTTGTGTCCACGAAGCATGGACAGGCAAAGCACCTTCGGCGCAGTTGAACGCTTCAGCCATTATAGCTCTGCAAGAAGCCGCTGGGGTTACTATCGGCGATATTCAGCAAAGGCTACACAGGTTTTTAAGAGAATGTGGCCGTATCCTTCTTTCTTTCTGGAAGGAAAAATGGGATTATGCAAGACTTATCCGTATTATCGGCGATCATAACCCCAATAAGATTAAGGGTGTGTTTTGGTTCAAGGGAACCGATTTGGCAGAAATGGAATTTGATATTATAGTTTCTTCTGGACCCTCTCCATTCTCCAGGGCCATAACCGCTGCTACCTTGGACACCATGTTGCAGTACGGCGCCATTGACGGCCAGGAATATCTGGAACTCTTGCCGCCTGAATCCTTCCCGAAGGTTCGCTACATCCTTGAAAGAAGGAAGCAGAGAGAAGAAGAGGCGCGGCAGTTGCTTCTGGAACAACAGTTTAAGATCGTTGAGAAGATGGCAGAGGAAGTTGTCATTCAGGCACAGGCACGTGGCGTAGAAATAGGCCCCGAAGCACTAGAACAGCTATGGGCCATGGTGAAAGAATCTAGCCAGCAGATAGAACAAGGCAAGGAGGAATCTGTTGCGTGAAGATAGATGGAACCGATGTTTATATGACCCGTGGCGACAGCGGCACGATACTTGTTAAGTGTAAAAAAGATGGTGCTGAAGTGCCATTCAAGGAAGGCGACAAGGTATATTTTACGGTAAAAACCAGCCCGAATGTCGAGGAAAAGCTGATCCAGAAGGTAGAAACAACATTTTTAGAGGGCAAAGCGGTTATCGAGATAAAGCCAGAGGATACCAAAGATCTAAGATTTAACAGGGAATATTATTACGATGTGCAACTTACGATGGCCGATGGTAGAGTTTTTACAATTATCAAGCCAAGCAAGTTTGTGGTAACGGAGGAGGTTACTTATGAGTGATCCCCGGCCATTGGGTGAAATAGAGGTTGACGCTGAACTTATAGGCGAACTGGAAGATACCAAGCTAGTTGTGGGTGCGGAGATAGCTTCTGTTGGCCCTCCGGGACCCCCAGGTCCCCCTGGACCTCCGGGGCCTGTGGGACCTCCAGGCCCTCCGGGAGAAATAATTACTCACGGCAATGATTATCATACCGAACAATTTCTAACAGAACATGGCGTTCTAGGGGGCGGAGATCTTCATTCCACAGCTACCGCCGAAGAAGCAGGATTTATGTCTGCCGAGGATAAGGAAAACCTTGATACCCTTGCAATGACTCCGCTGGCGGTGGCGCCCAACCCTAACACGCTTGCTGTGCGAAATGAGGATGGCAACATTAGAACGACTAACCCTATGTTTAATTTCCTAAGCGACGAATTTCAACAAGGACTCGCCTA